TCCTGCCTTTTATCCATGTTGAATAATCTTGACCAACTTCAAGGAAAGAATGAAGTTCCCGAGCGTCAACTGAATTGACAACCTCTCCCCCGATTGCAGCTTCTGAAACTCTTACCAGTTGATTTATTGCAGAACTTGTGCTAAAGTTTCCTACTGTCATAATTTTTATCCTTGTTTAAGTTGTGACTGTTCGGGCTTGTCAGTGACCGATTCATTGATAAGCCCTTCTTTTTTCTTGCGGTCATCATCCATAATAAAATCCTGTATTGCCGTCAATACTAATTCCGACATTGTTTTATCATGGACATGGGCAAGGCCTTTAAACTTGTAATGTAAATCTTTTGGAATCTTGATTGTTAACTGTTTCATTATTTGATCCTTTTTTATGTTTGTACTCTTTTACATTTTTAAAGTCAATACAGAAAATTGTCCAAGATACAGAAGTTGAAAATCGTCCCAACTATGGCAGCAATTACGCTCCCCACATAAACAACCATCACTGTTATGTCAAATTCTCTCATTTGTAGTCTCCCATTATTTTATTCGGTCTGGTAGGTTCATTATTTCTCCTTTTTCACGATCTCAAACCCATTTTTATTTAGCCATTCATGAAACTCTTTGGCAGTAAAAACACAATCCTTTGGGAGCCAAAGACATTTTATAATCCAGTTTTTTGACTGCAAGTTGATACACTTCTTGGCCTTGCAGAACTCGAACTTTTCATATTTCATTCTATTTCCACCATCTCGTATTTAAATTTTGATATATGCGCCCATTCTGATGTTCCAAACTCCACATATTTTCCGCTCGAAAATAGCAAGAGTATGTTTGCCGATCCTCCGATATTGATAATGCCGTCCCCAATAGCATCTTTAGGATATGGAGCTTTAGCGGAAGAGATGTAATAGTCTTTATCATGCAAGCTGTAATAACCAAGCTTCCAAGCCCCTTTAATTATACCTGTGCCAAAGATCTTCCGTGCATGTTTTAACAATGAGTATGATTTTAAGGCGTAAACTTTATCTTTCATATTTCCTCCTACCAAAAAACTCCATAAAGTATGAATTCACCATTACAAACTGGACAGGTGACCGTTTCCTCAATAGCCGGAAGATGATCGGCCCACGGATCGGTTACCGAAAACAGTTCCTCCAACAGCTCGTTATTTTCAAGCAGGTTGACACGCTGTTTACACAATGGACAACGGACACTAAGCTCGATTGACAGTGAAGGGGTTGCTTTTTTCATGATCTTCTCCTCTAAACAAAACGGGTTTCCGTAAACAGTTGGCCAAAGCCACCTCCGCAATCGCCCCTGGAGACTCTTCCCAGTCCGGCAACGCCGCCAGCAAATCACATTCAAACACATAGTTCATACTGAGCCTCATATATGCCTCATATGTCAACCCATCTTCGTAATCGAGCGGAGACAGAACTTGATACCCAAGAGCCTCGTAATGATCTTTGATCCTCTGGAGTTTTTTTTTCCAGTTGGGATCTTTTGATATTGCGCCGATGGTGTAGATCTTTAATTTCATTTAGTTGAGACCCCCAGGGTATCGGCTATAACGATAGCCTTTTCATCTTCGGTTACAGTCCTGATCTTCCATCCGTTCTCTTTGAAGACTTGAAAGGCCATTCTATCATTCCTCCAATGCCGTAATGATATCAAGGCAATTCTGACGATGCCGCCTCGAATATAGTTTTTTAAGATTGTCTTTTCGCTCCTGGTAATCCATACCAAGTTCAATCAAGGCAGTATTTACTTTTTGCATGTCGGCAATGGCTGTGATAATTGGCTCTGGCATATGGTCCCTGAAACGCTCGTTTATATCGATATCGTGAATCTCACACCATTTCTTTTTTGTAACGCCCAGGACTATTTTATAAATCAATGTATGTTCATTTGAAAAATGATGTGGCATTGTTTCTTTTCCCAGTTCATTCCTGATATTCAAAAGAGCATCGGTCATAGGCTTGCATCCAAACCTTGCTATTTCATCTGATCTTTTACGAATAGCCTCGTTTTTTATGAACGATTCCATTTTGTTGAAAGCATCAAGGAAAGACTCCCTCCATTGTGCCGCTTTATCTCCGGTGAATTTCATTATCAAGCAAGAGAAACCATCTCGTGTCATAAGGTAATATTTGTTCTTTTTACCGGAACCATCCTTATATTCACTCAACGCAAAATTGCGTTCAGTGAATTGCTGAGATTGACCCGATTTTTCTATAGCCCTAATGACGTCGGAATGTCTTTTCCCATAACTCAAAGCAACTTCTATAGAGGAAACTCTTACTCCGCCATTAATCACAAACTCAATTCCATCAATTACCTTGGGTAAATTCTTCATCATCTTTCTCCTCTTTAACATCGTCTTTGATGTGCTGTAAAATTATCTCGGTCATTGTAAGGCCCTTTTCAACTGCATAATGTTTAAACTTTTTATGCAACTCCTCGTCAATTCTCATTACGAACTTTTTCATTTAATAACCTCCTTTTTTGTGTATGGCTCAATATATATCTACACGTTAACAAAGTCAAGAACTATTTCATAAAACTTGACACCATGAATAAAATATGAGAAATATAAAGCGTGGGCGGAAATGGCCATTTCCGAGACTGGTTCCCGCAAGCCAGCCGTCCCACACTCCATACATTGCGGAAAAGAAAGACCCCATTACGGCTTGCGGAGCTGTAGATGGGGTTTTTTATTCCCGGCTCAATCAGCAATAACGCTGACAGCACATATATGGAGACTCAAAAATGGAAAATGGTTTCGGAACTACTGACATTCTGACTGGTAGAGGGCTTGGTTTGGCTGGATTTGGTGGATATAATTACGGCGGGCAGTATGCGGATGTAAGCTCTAATGCCGTGCGAATCAACAGAAATGAGGGCGTAACCCGTGATGCTGCATCTTGCGTTACTGGAGTTCTTGGAGCCAGCCTTGATCGTATCTCCGCACAGAACTTTGAGGGCAGATTCAACGCTGCCATTACGTCCTTGAGAGACGGGCAGTTTCAGGGAGAACTTAGGCTCAGTGACAGCTTGGCAGCCATTAGGCTTGATGCTGCTCATCAGGCGGCGGCGGCGGCTCAGTGTTGTTGTGAACTTAAAATTGAAATGTTGAAATGCTGCTGCGAAACTCAGAAACTCGTATCCGCTGAGGGGACCGCAACCAGGGAACTTATCAACCAGAACACAATCCGGGCAGCCGTTGACCAGAACAACATCAATGCCACTGTAGGTGCAATCAATGCCAATGCCAATGCTAATGCAAACGCAATTGTCCAGGCCATTAACAGCCAGTGCAGCAAGTCTTAATCGTTAAACAGGCGGGGCCAATGCGCCCCGCCATAAAGGAATATCATGACAGAACCTAAAGATTTGCTTGAAAAAGAATCAACTCCATATGACATTGGCGGTCCTAATGCAAAAAAGGGAATGGTTTTAACAGACGCTGATCTTGCAACAAAAGAGGCCGTGCAGTGGAATGGTTTTGGTTTTGTTTGCAAGCTGTGCGGGATCCCAGCGGTTTTGCATTTTATGAAGTATTGCGGCAATTGTGGCGCTGCCGTTAATGTTCAATCAAATAAAGTTAACCGTTATCTCGAAAAAAGAGAGGAGCGATATTGATGGAAGAAAAATCGGATCTTGAAATGGCAATGGCTGCACTGACCGATGAAGTTGGTGGAGTTAAGGAATATCTTGAGATTGCAGAATATTGCAAGGACCAGGAGCTTAAAGCCATCGCCATGAACATTGCAGCAGACGAAAAGAAACATGCTAATATCCTGATGCAGTTTGTGGCAAAGCATGTGCAGGCCATGCTTTCAAAATAAAAATAAACCATCCCGTAATTTTGTGCGGGATGGCTTATTAAAAAATCAACTATTCATGACACGTTCTCTCTGATCTGATGATTTCGTCCGCTGTTTTTCTGCATATCTTGCATATGACATGTTCCCAAGGATGTAAATGTTTTTTGATGTGGCGAATAAAAATATCGTCTCTTGACATTATCTCAATCTCTGATATGGCCTTAAGTACTGTATCAACGGTTACCCTGTCGTAATCTTTAATATCTTCTGGCAAACTATCGTAAGGATACATATCTGGGTGACACAGATCACAAAACTTAAAACGTTCTGGGGTCTTATAAAAACCTAATGATTTTATCTTTGGGCAGTCAACTGGTGCATGAAACCCGGCTGCATTCTTGGTTTCCCACCATGCGTCATGGACCTTTGCTGCAATCTCTTCTTTACGTTCTGTAAGTTCTTTAATTTCCACAGTTCTGCCTCCATATTAATGTCATAAACCCAAGTTTAACGTAATGATTTATCATCGTCAACATCCTCATTGTCATCATCTTCATTCTTGCGCTGATCCCTCGCCGGGTAAAATCCCAGGACTGCAAAAAACTCCTGACATGGGTAGTATAGCTTTTCGTCTTCTTTTTTCATCATGACTCCATTATGCTTTTCCATTTGTTTGCAGCCACAGACCCTGCCCAAAATGACGGAGCAGGAGCCTTTCCGGATCTCTCAAAGTATTCCACAATATCGTTGAGAGTTTCGGTTATCCTGGGGTTATATTTAAACTCTGATCGCTCGATCAAATCAAGGCAAAATGACACGAGCGTAATAATGTGCTTGGGCTTTCCTTCCCATCCGGTTTCTTTGCCGAATTTTCCGACTAAAGACTCTATTATATCAAGCTCCCTTATCGTTGCCCTGGGAATTGCCTCAAGCTCTTTTGTTGCCGTTTTTGTTAGCCTGTTGTAAAGGTTTTTTAGTCTCCCCGGCTTGACTTGATCCTTGGTAAACTCCGGGATGCTGATTATCATTGCAAGCTCTGTCATCTTTTTATTTGTTTTATTCATGATGCCTCTTTTTATGCGAACAAATCAAGCTGGCTTGGCCCATCTAAAGTTTTGATGTTTTTGATTGCCTGCCTGAAATAGCTTTCCTTTAACTCAATCCCAAGGCCCATCCTGCCAAGTTCAACCGCCGAATAAACCTCGCTGCCGATGCCCATAAACGGGGTTAAGACTGTTTCCCCTGGATTGCTCCATAGTTGGATAGCCCGTCTTGACACATCCAGAGAAAGCGGGCAGATATGCTTCTCATCTTCGCTTGATCTTGCCGACATGTACTGGAGAGTGTTTGTCATTTTTATGTCCATCCATACCGGACTGGCATACCTTCTCCATCGCTCATGCGGTAATATCTTCTTTTTAGGGGGATTAATCTCTCTTGCGATGGCTCCCCATTGGCTGTCATTGTCCATATCTCCCACATCATCGGCAGGCTCATTCTCCCCGTAAAACTCTGTCAATCCTTCTGGGTGGGAAACAACTTCATCATTCCCCCCTGGCTTGCGAAACCCAAGGAGATAATCAGGGATGCCTGCCCTGGACATGGTAGAGTCTTTGCAAAGCTGTTTGTGCATCAATCCAAGGGCCTTTGTTCTTACCGCTTCCAGGAGGGGATCTTTCCATATGCAATGTTCAGAATGGAAAATAAAACCGTGCTTTTGAAACAGCCTAATCAGATCCCCTCTGAAATCTTTAAGGCCGATATACCCGTCCCGCTCCTTCATGGCCGGGATATTCATGCAGTGACATGCTGATATCCTGCCTGGTTTGGTGGTTCGGAATATTTCAGCCACAATATATCCCAGGTGATCATAAAATTCCTCGGGGCTTTTGCAGTTTCCGAGATCCCGATCCGAGTTTGAATATGTGTATAACGAATTAAAAGGCACAGAATATACAGACAAATCAATCGAATTGTCTGGGAAGTTCTTCATGACATCCGTTGAATCGCCATTGTACAGTGCATACCTGTCAGTAACTACCTGGTCAATAACTCCATTCATAATTATTCTCCTTTTACCCATGAAGGCAATTTGATTTGTTTTTTTGCGTTGTATTCGGACGTTTGCCGGATTGTTTTCGTGATCTCTTCTTTGGTAAAATCAGCCATTTGTTTGATCATTTCAATTGACATGACCTCGGCCTGTTCGTGTTTCCGCTGAATATTCTCGACTATGGGCCTTTCCATATCGGTTACGATTATGTGGACGTTTACCGGGTGTTTTTGCCCGTATCTCCAGCATCGCCTTATTGCCTGATATAAAGCCTCGTATGAGTGAGACAAACCAAAAAAAATCATGTTGTGGCAATGCTGTAGATTCAATCCGAACCCAAATATTTTAACTTTGCTGATCAAGGTTTGGCTGTCTCCGCTGATAAAATTTGCGATAGATTGCTCTTTGTGTAACGGTTTGTCAGACCCTTTAACTTCCACTGAATTGGGGACCATTTTTTTAAGATAAAATGATTCATCGTTGAGATCACACCATATCAACCATTGTTCATCATTGATTATTTCAAGCACCTTTTTTATCCGGGCCTTTATTGATTCCCGCCTAACGACCCTTTGTTGATCCAGGCCAATAGCCGGGGCTTTAAAAAGTTCTCCGTCTGCCGGTTCTCCATACTCAACAAAATGGTAGTTCATGTTGAGTTGTGGAAGTTCAAACCCTTCATCACAGAACCCGATATCTGAAGGTTTTTTCATCATCAAGGCCCATGATGACATCCATTTCCAGAATGCCTTGGGAGCATGGCCCTTCAATCTCCACTTTGATGTTTCCCCTCCGTCATGAACAAAGTAGGTTGCCAGCATTTCATTCCTTGACATAACCCCCAGGAATTCAGCATGGTTCCCTATTTCCATCATGTCATTTGGTGCTGGCGTTGCCGTGCAAGCCAATTTGTATGGAGTGCCGTTAAAAAATGACACAATGTCGTTTCTTATCTTTCCCGCAAAATTTTTCAGGATTCCGGATTCATCCAGGACAACCCCATCAAATGTTGAACAATTGAAATGATTCAATATCTCATAATTCGTTATATTGATCCCTTTCTTTACCGCTGAATCATCCCGTGCAATGTTCACGTCAAACCCAAATTTCACGCCCTCTTTTTGAGTTTGTGAAACAACCGATAGCGGAGCAAGGATCAATACAGATCCGTTTGTTTTCCGGCAAACCGAATCAGCCCAGGCCAATTGTTCAAGAGATTTTCCTAGACCGCAATCTTGGAAGATTGCAGCCCGGCCTTTTTCACAGGCCCATTCAATGACCGGCTTTTGGTAATGAAACACCCTTGACAGATCGGCCAGACATTTGTGACCGTGGCTGTGGTTTATGGTGCTTTTGTTTTGGAGAAATTGGTTATATTCCATCTGGTTTGTTTTCATGGGGTTCCTTGTTATGTAAAACTACATCTTTTCCAAAAAACTCAATTTCACAATGCCCTTTTCGTACCCATTGCGTACGCTGCTATCTTTCACTTTAGTGGGGTCTCTGCGTAAATGTGAAAACGAGAATACAAATGAAGGCTCGGAAGGCTCTGTCATCTCACGAGCAAAATCCTCTATCAGTATAGACCCATCTTTTATTTTTTCAGCGATCCTTATCAGTTCTTCAGAAACTTTTAGATAGTAGTCTGTTTCTTTAAATTGTAAAGCCATGGTGGTTCTCCTTGTTTTATTCTTCTATCTTATTGATCTCTTCAAGACATGCCTGTAAATGCCGCTTGGTGTAAAGTTTGTCAAGCTTGGCTTTGCGGTCTTCATATTCCATTCCAAGCTCAATCAAATCAGTGTTCACTCTTTGCATATCTGCGATGGCTTTTATCATTGGGGCGGGCATATGATCCCTGAATCTTTCTTTGCTGTCAATGCCATGAACTTCGCACCATTGCTTTTTTGTGGCTCCGAGAACAATTTTATAAATCAAAGTGTGTTCATTGGAATAATGGAAAGGCTTTGTGTTTTTTCCTGCTTCCGTTCTTATATTAAGCAAGGCTTGGGCCATCGGTCTGCATTCAAGTTTTGCTTCATCATCTGATTTTTTGCGCTCATGCTCGGAAATTATGAACGCTTCCATTTTGTTGAATGCTTCAATAAAATCAACTTTCCATACGGCAGCCTTAGCCCCAGTAAACCCCATTGCAAGAAAAGACATTCCATCTCTTGTTAAAAGGTAATGTGGCCTTCTTTGATTGTTCTTGTCTGTGTATTCGCCCAGCGTAAAATTGCGCTCGGCAAAACCAATTGGACAATCAAGATTTCTTATAGATCTCAAAACTTCTTTGTGATCTTTTTCAAATTTGTTTGCTATTTGGATTGATGACACACGGATATTTCCGTTAACTGAGAACTCAATTCCATCAATAACACTTGGCACGTTTTTCATTTAGTTTCCTTTTTTGGCAATTCGTACTGGTTGATAAATTTCCTGATAACTTCAGATGATGTTTCCATCTCAACCTCAGCTATCTCCTTTAGTTTTTCGATTTGGTCTTGTCTCAATCTGAGAGTGAACCTTTTTACTTTCTGATAAGTTTCCATGGTTTTTATTCTATCCCTTGTTGTAACATATGTCAAGTTATTTGTTGGAATGGGATTTGTTTATTAAGGGCCTACGGGTAGACCCTTAAATGGTTTTATTTGGGGAGATTTATCAGCAGCCTCAAACACATAGCCCCAGTCTGAATAACCTCCTTTTTCAGATCATCCAGGCAAGCTCCCTCTTTGTATTCGATCCGCAGGGCCTCACGGATGCTTTCCCCTGCCTCTTCCATCATGATCGCGGTTTGATGGACGATATCAGTGGGCCAATGGGGGTGCTGTTTGCAGGCTGAATAGTATTCATCGACAATTTGGCTCATGGCGGTATCAAGGCTTTTTGTCTCTTCCGTTTCATGGTCTGTGTTCTCCATGGTACAGCACATATCTTTGATCAATTGTTTAAAAAGATTATCTATTTCTGCAAATGTTTTTCTCTGGATCATTTTGTTTCCTTTGAGTTTATGTATTTTTTAATGTCAAGGTCACACCGATCAATCTTTGATACCCATCCGTGTTTTGCATGGCACGAAAAACATGCCGGTTTTAAATTATCAATCTCATCTTTTCCTCCTTGCGAAGTATGTTTCAAATGATGTGCATGGAGTTGGCAGTCAAGGGCGTGGTCTCCCGGGGGAAATATCATCAAGCAGTATTGGCATTGGTAATTATAATTTTCAAACACCTGTTGGACAAGTTCCCGACTGAGCTTTCGCCTTTCTTTTATTCTCTTTTCTGGCTTGGGTTGAGGGTTCATTCTTTGCGCTCCAACACGGTGATCTTTGCTCCGCAGTAGTAGCAATGTACCAGCAGAGTATCAAAAGGGTTGTAATATGTTTCCTCTGTTTCCCCACAAACAGGGCAATTAAACTTCCATGTTTTTTCTTCATTGAACTCAGACAAATACAATGTTGGTTCTGCCATTTTATCGCCTCACGCGTATTTTAGAAGATCCTTGCCAAAGTTATCTGGGTCGGTCAAATTGACCCCCTCCCGTGTCCACTTGCGTTGCATTTCCGTGAGCATCCTTGCCCGTTGCTTCCGGGTTAATCTCTCTGTGCTGATGTAGTCCTTGCAGAAGATTTTGCAGGCTTCGGACATAACAAGGGAACCTTCTATCGCATTTCTGAAAGCCCCATACAAAATACCGAAAACTTCGTCTTCTTCTTTCAGTATCGGCAGGCAGAATTCCCATTTTTGTTCAAGGTGGACTTCTTCCACGGTGTCATGACGGCCTATTCCTGATTCACTTATCTCCTTAACCCATAGCCAATAGAGTCTGCGCTGGGCCGCTGTTCCGCTTTTATCCACCTTCTTGATTTGCACAACCATAGAGCCGTCAACTTCCAGGAGATTAATAGTATCTATGGCTTCCTGTTGCCGAGCTTTTGAGTTGAGTATTATTTCCTTCATGGTTTTTTTCCAAGACCCAAAGGACACCATTCTGGAGTTCTCTCAAAATATCGGATTTTCCAACAAATTATTTTGTCATCGAATCCACGACCATTGTCTTTGTGGTTACAATATTCCCAATGCTCGGAATTAAAGTCCCATATTTTTCTGTAAATACAATCTTTGCAACTTGTTATTTCAATTTCTATTTTCATGGTTGTTCTCCTTAAACTTCAATCTTTAAGCAATCGTCAATTACGTGACTCTGGCCGTGTAGTTCTGCGAAAATCATAACCTTTGATTTAACATCCTGGTAAATATCCTTGTAAAACAGCTTTTTGTTCATGCCGACTCTAAGGCCCCTATCGATTATCTGTTCTGCGGAACTTACTGTCATGAGTTGTTGGGTTGACATCACCTCCCGCAAGTTTTTATATTTTCCCTCAACTATAAATAAAAGTCCGTTCATCATCTTGGTTATAGACGTGTAATACCTGTGGGCATTATTGCTGCCCTGTGATTCTGCATATTCAACAAATCTTTGCATTTCATCTGTTGTTTGTTTTCTTACGAGTTTTCCGGCATCCCTGGTTATTTGGTATGACGGGTTGTGTTTGTGTTCTCTAAGTGCAGATAAGCTTTTTTTAATATGAACAAAATCATTAGCAAGTCTTTCCTTGAAATCCAAAACAAGATCAGTGTTTCTAAAAATAGACCCAAGGAAAATAGTTTGCTGTTCATTTAGGAGGTATTCCTCAACTGGCCTTCCTGCTGTTTTTGAAGGAACCTTATGAATAATAAACCGTTCCAGGAACGACTTATTATTCTCCAGCCTGAAAAACCTTTCCTTGTATTTATTTATCAATCTCAAAACTTCGTTGTGTTCTCTGTTGAATCCTTGAGATATTAGAAAGGTTCCTGCTCTTGGTTCATCATCGTGAAGATTTACAATTTCATTTACCATTTTATATCCTTTTTGACAATTAATATTAAACGGATTATAGCTTGTTTAATATTAATTGTCAAACAATATTTCAATATTAATATTGTTTTTAATTCCGATACCGGTCAACCATAATCTTGAGGTCAAACAAAAATTCCATGATCTCTGTTTTGATGGTGTCAATTAAAACCTCGTCCCTGCCTATTTCCAGGATAAGAGGCCGAACGTCCGGGTTAAAACTCATGAAATACCAGCTATCGTAATCCGTGCAGGCCAAACTTGCCTGGACCTGGATCTTGTAAGCCGTCGGGAGCTTGTTTTCTTCCAGGTATTCCAGGTGGGTTGATAACATTGGCGCCTTTATCTCCAGGCCCTTCTTTTGACCGATAATAAGGCCGTCCGGGCTTATGTGCCAGAGTTTCATTTCGTCCGGGTAGATTAAGCCTACCTCTTCAACTTTCAACCCGGTTTCAAACTGGAAACTTGCCCGTGCCTTTGGTTCAAGTTCTGTTCCCCGATCCATGGCCGGAGTGGCTCTGAACTCCTTTTTTGAGCCTTGGATAACCTCTGCGGCAAACTCATAGAGAAACTTTTTACGGGTGGCAGGGGCTACTTTCTTGCCCGTGGACGTTACCAGCCTTTCTACGCTTGTGGCACCGAGATTGCCTACTCTTGCGGCGTTCCATTCTGGAGATCCTTGCTTAATATCTCTTTCGGTTATCATTTTACAACCCCTGAAAAACCTTTGTCGGCTATTCTTTTCAGTTCAGCCATGACAACTCCCACCCGTGCCGTGGGGATCTCCGAAACGGCTGCCACCCCCAAATATTTAAGATAATCGGCATGGTCAACCCTGGCTGCCGTCATCATCTTTTCGATTGACTCGATCATTTTTTCATCAATCGGCTTGGGTCCTGCAACCTGTTCTTTGAGAAAATCAGGGTCATCTTTGGTGGTCGGCACATTAAAGAATTTCAGCAAGAAATAACGCTCTGAATATGTAAGAGCAGAGCCTCCGGCCATGGCCGGATCACTTGAATTTGACCCAAATGCGAACCAGGGCGTGCAAAAAATCTCTTCTGTTTCAGCATCGTGGAAAGTCATTTCCATTCTAAGCGACACGCAAAAGTCAACGGCATCGGGCTTGTTTTTTGTGGGGTTCTTCTCTCTTGTCAGGCTTGAATCTACGATATTTGGAACAAGCAAAACTTGAAGCTCGTTCATTTTCTCCGTTGCCTTTGCCAGGAGTAATGCCGGATCAACATATTGACAATGATCTCCCTTTTCTGTCTTTCTCAAAATCCCAATGCTTTTTCTTATCTCGACTAATTTTTGTTTCAGGTTCATGGTTTCTCCTTTAAAATTATTTGAGTGAGTATTTGCCTATTGTGGCCATAATTTTTCTGCCCTCATCTGTAAGGATTTCAGAGTCTGTCACGGCTTGTAACTGAAAACAAAATGGGCTATTCCATTTTGAAGTTATTGCAGCCAATTCATTAAAAAACTCTGCCTGGCCGTCTTCGCATAAATCAGAAAATCCCTGGGCTATCTCTTTGGGTGTCAATTTTATTTCTATCGGAATCGTTCTTTTCATGGTTTCTCCTTTTTACCCAGGTTGTGAGCCGGGGCTTATTGGTTATCTGTAATATTTATTGTTCCCGGCATCGTATATTTCTTGCTCTTCGATGCAATCACGTAGCCAAGGAGTGTCGTATGTGTCGGCAAGCTCCACTATCAAATCATCTTGAGTAACCTTTATCCCATGGATAAAAAAGTCAACAATTTCAAATGTTTTAGGATCATAAGAAACCTTTACGATGCTCCAGTCTGCAACTACATCAATTATCTTGTTTCCCTCATGCTCGGTTGCGTCTGCTTTTAATCTTTCCATGGTGTTCTCCTTATTAAACTCGTTTTCGTTTTCGTTCGGTTATTGTCAGAGCTGAATGGATACTTGTCTCATCGACCCTTTATGGTGTCTGTGTGTTCCTGTCATCCTTGAGCTTTGAAGCTATAATATCATATCTGTGATACAAGTCAAGGAATATCTTTTAGTATCTCAAACTATTTTTTAGTATTGACATTGTGCATTTTTTGAGATAGTATCTTTCCAGAACTTAACCATAACAAAAGGATAAAACATGGAAGACAAGAACATGACAAGAATTGAATTTGCAGCATACCTTAATATTGACAAACAGACGGTTGATCGGGCAATCAAGGCCGGGATGCCAGCGTACAAACTTGGGGGGTCTGTCCGTATCCCTCTTAATAAGGCAATTACGTGGATGAGCGAACGGGCAAGAAGCGGAGGCAAAAAGGAGGTTGAATCAAGTGAAATATTATAATCGAAAGACCGGGGCGCCCCTGGCAGCAGTGCAGTATACAGGCCCAAAGTCCATAGCAATGATTGAGAATGAACTTTGCTGTAATGTGGTAGAGATAGCCCCTGGGGTTATAACGGCAGACTGGACGAGGATAGAGCGTGGACAATATGCCGTTGTGGCATTATGCGCAATCGTGGCAATGGACCAGGAAACTTTCAACCGGCGGTTTACAAAAAACGAACTTGAGCTTGATATTTTCGAAGAGGCGCTATGAAAACAACAACCGGAAGACTTTTAACCGAGATCATTGTGGAGTGTCCTCATTGCTACGAGATGATAAATATTTTGGAGCTACAAAATTTTAGGAGATATGTTCTCGATCCTGACAGCCTTGTGGGATCTGATCTTGAAATAAAAGTTGCTTGCCCTTCATGTAGCCAGAATTTTATCGTAACAGACGTTATTTATTAACCAAAGGAGAGAAATCATGAATTCAATCTTCATTCAACAACCAATTTTTTCGGCAATCATGAACGGGCAATGTAACCGGGTAAGGGTCCCCATAGACAACCAAAGCATAAAGCACTTTACAGAAGATGGCGGTCCGGAGACAGATGTTTGGATCTATAATGAAAAGGCTGCCGGGCTTGCAAAGATCATATCCGCAACCATTGAGCACACTCCAGACAGGCGTGGTTTTAGGTGGGCGCTTGACATAGAAGCGTAGATAAATCACCAGCATTAAAAATAAAAAAGGAGTTTAAATTGAAAAAAAGACAAAGAGTAGAGGCAGTACTGACAGCGAATTTAATTGTTTGTTGCCCAAAATGCGGTTTAAAGTTTGACCTTTTTACAGACAATAACGATGACGAAGGCGATTTTTCAGGGCCTATTTTTAATAATGAATGGTCTGACCTCGAAGGAAGAATAGTTGAATGTAAATGCGGATCTATTTTCGAGATTTCAAACGTGGAGTATTAAGATAAAGAAAGCCCCGGCCACAAAAGGAGTATTGTGCCGGGGCTAAGGAAAGAACCATGAAAACGTCTAAATAATATCACTTAAAAAACACAAAGTAAAGGCAAAGTTTTGATTGACTTTGCCTTTTTAAGAGCGCATAACTTCATCATGATGTCAAAAAAAGGAGATTGGTTTGAAAAAATTAGAGTGTAAACGTTGTGGTCATAAATGGATTCCAAGGGTTGAAGGTAAACCAGTTGCTTGCCCTGCTTGCAATAGCCGAAAATGGAATGAAGAAAAAACATATAAAAAGGAGCTTGAAAAATGAATCAAGTAACAACTATCAACACTTTGGAAGTAACAAAGCAATTCATTGGGACAGAAAAGGTAAATTCAGTGGATGCCAGGGCGCTGCATTTTTTCCTTGAGAGCGGACAAGAATTTGCGGCATGGATTAAAAACAGAATTACGCAATACGAGTTCACGGAAGGTATTGATTTTATTAGGTTTGATAATTCTATCAAAGCCGAAAATACCTATATTAATACCAAGGAGTACATAATCACCATATACATGGCAAAAGAGCTTTCCATGGTTGAGCGTAACGAAAAGGGAAAGGAGGCCAGAAAATATTTTATCGAATGCGAAAAAAAGGCAAAGACAGCCTTGCCAGGAACCTTTGCAGAAGCTCTCCGGCTTGCAGCGGACCAGGCCGAACAGCTCGAAGCCCACAAGTTACAGATTGCCATGGATGCCGCCAAGATTGCCCATGATAAGCCCCTGGTTGAATTTGCCCGAACAGTTGAAGGCACAGACAAGAAGATATCAATCGGAGACATGGCCAAGCTATCCGGAAAGATTGGCCGGAACAATCTATTCAAAAAAATGCAAGAAGAAAAGATCCTTATATCCCATGGCCGGGATCACAATAAACCATATCAGCGGTATATTGACCAGGGTTATTTTGAAGTCACGGAGACTATTGTTAAGCGGACGGCAGGCGATGTTATCACATTTACCACCCATGTTACCGGCAAGGGTCAAACTTGGCTTATGGGCAAGATTAACGCTTGGTGTTCGACTGAAATCATTTTCATATCGTGTTGAAATATTTAATTGCGGGGCAAAGTTTATAGTTGACTTTGCCTTTTTTTGAGCGTATAAGTGTTAGTAGAAGTACAGGCAACAACTCATTGACAAAGGATAAAAAAAATGGATTACGAAGAGATCAAAAAGGCAAGGGAATCTAAAGGCAAAACTCAAATAGAGATTGCCAGGGAAGTTGGAGTATCTTTGTCGGGATATCGTTTATGGGAGGCTGGAGTTGGAAAGCCTACTCCTGAAAATCTGGAAAAACTTAAAAGGGTGCTTGAGCTGAAAGATAATGAATAATCTACATGAAGGTCAATTAAAAAAAGACGTTGTAATTGAGCTGGTAAGAGAATGCCCTTGTGGGGAAATATTTACCACCACAACGGAAACGATCAATGATTATGGAGAAATGTGGTGCGAAAAGTATGGGTTTTGTACTCAAAACTGCATGGAATACTTTCTTGATTATGATGAATTTAAGGATTCAATACGGGACAACAACGGGCGAGTCGATTTTAACTCAAGTGGTGTTAAATGGAAAGAATGGGTTGAAAATAAAATAAAAGTTTATGTGGGACATATGCCTTTGGATGATCTTTTTGAAATCCAGGCAGGAATCATGCAAAGCGTTGGGCAAATACAAGCCCTTATGGATCTTGGAGTCAGCTTTGAAGAAGCTGAAGATATCGCATGGAGTGATAAATCAGATAGATTGGTAATAAAAGATGGCAAGTGGTGGTTAAGAGAATCCAGTATTAAAAAACAAGAAGCAATTGAAGACAAGGCAAAAAATGGCCAACACTGATATCAGAATAGCCGTTTCGTTTAAAGGCCATCGCAAAAGGAAACGTCTTCAGCGTCTCCTTGGTTTTGGAGCGGAGACTTACCTGATAGATTTGTGGATAACGGTTGCAATGGATGCCCCGGAAGGGGTTTTAGTTGGATGGGACGAGGAAGATATTGCAGATGCTTGTGGATGGACAGAAGATCCAAAGAAACTCATTAATGCTTTAATCGAATCAAATTGGATAGAAAAAGATGGCGACGGGAACTATTGTTTGCATGATTGGTGTGAAAATCAGTCTTGGGCTTGTAATGCAAAAATTAGAAGCAATGCAGCAAAAAAAGCTGCAAAAGTACGATGGGATGGAAATAACAGTTCTGATTTTATGCAAACAGCATGCACATACGATGCGGAGGGCAATGCGGATTTATGCGGACCGCATGCGGAGGGCAATGCCCCTTACCTTACCTTACCTATCCTTACCTTACCTAAAGAAAAAACCTTCTCCCCTGAACTTTGCAAGTTCACGGATAATTTTATAAAATTTGTTTTGAAGGAAAGATCGAACAAAGCACCAAAGGAAACCAAGTCACTCATTGAAAACTCTTTAGATACTCTTGATAAACTCATAAGGCTTGATGGGTTTACATTGGAATATATTCAAGACGTAACAAGGTGGGCCATCAATGATGAATTTTATTCCGCTAACTTTTTTTCCCTGGCCCCGCTTAGATCAAAAAGCCCAAATGGTGCAACCAAGTTTGCAAATATGGCCAGCAAGTATGACAAGCAAAACAACAGTGTTAACAATAAAACCGAAAACAATGAGAGGATGGAAAAATGGGTAAACCGGTGATGTCAAAGGCAACGTTTTTTAAATACATTGAAAAACTTGAAATCGCAATCAGGACAAGATTGGAAGAGCGAGAGCTTGATGTTTATTATGCTCACTTAAAAAGTTTACCAGAAGATGTTTTGTCAAAAAGAGTTGGCGAGCTTATACTTTCAAACAAGTTTTTCCCCAAAGTTTCTGAAATCTGGAACGGTTATGCCGGGCCAGCACGGGAGCCGCTGTCTCAAGAGCAGGAACAAAAAAGGTTTGAGGATGTTTTCAAATGATTGAAAGCTACCTGCCACCGCAAAACAAATCAGCAGAAGAAGCTGTATTGTCTGCCCTGATGATATTCGAGCGAGATCCTAAACAGATATCGTTTTTGGATGAAGATGATTTTTATTTTAAAAACAATAGTTTGATATTTAGGGCTATAAGATGCCTTTCAAAAAAACATGAACCCGTAGACGTTGTTTCCGTTGCTCAAAAACTCGGGGAACTTGGAGATATTGAAAATATAGGTGGGATATCATACCTGACAACCATCATGGATTCTGCCCCGGTAGCTGTAAATTTCCGACACTATGCTCAGATTGTAAAAGATTGCGCCGTCCAAAGAAAAGTTATCTTTGCGGCTCAATCAATTGTCACTGAGGGATTGATAAAAAGGACTCCAGCAGAAGAACTTGTAAGTATGGCTCAGTCGGTCATGCTCGGGATAAAAACAACAGGCAACGATGATTCCATTGTAGGGGCGGTAAACTATGCCGATGAAGGTTTGAATTATATTGAGAACCTCAGCAACGGCATGAACCCAAACCGTGTTAAAACAGGCTTTAGTCAATTCGACAGCATATGTAATATCATGGGGCCGTTGCTGATATTGATAGCAGCAAGGCCAGGAATAGGCAAGACGTCTTTTGCATTATCGATCATGAGAAACATGCTCAGGATGGAGGACAGTGTGGGGTTTTTGTCGCTGGAGATGCCCAAGGAGCAGATATTTTTGCGGCACGTTGCAATTGAATCGGGAATAAATCTTGCTCGTTTTAACCTACCACAAGGGACCAATGGGGCGCTATCTGAGGATGAGTGGAACGATGTTGGCAGGATGACTGACATGATAAGCAGGCTACCCCTTGCGATAGATGATAGCCCTGCAAGTATTGAAGACGTTGAAAGAAAGGGCAGGATAATGAAAGAGAAGTTCGACATAAAAGCTCTTTTCGTAGATCAATTATCAAAAATTAAGGGAGGGAGAGGCAGTCTGTATGAAATTTACACAAGCCGGGTAAACCGGATAGCTGATTTAAAAAAAGAGCTTGGAATACCCATTTTTCTCCTGGCCCAGATAAACCGAAGCGTTACGGAAAATGCAGATAAAATGCCGACCATGGCCAGCCTCAAGCAAACTGGTGCATTGGAAGAAGATGCTGATATGATATTTTTCTTAAATCGTCCTGGTTATTACGATGAAAAAATTGATAAAAGTATTGCAGAGATAAATCTTGCAAAACATAGAAACGGCGCTCCATGGTGGCACAATAAGATAAATTTCAACCAGGGAACAACTTATTATTCAGAAAATTTAAATGGAGAGATATAAATGCAAAAAGCTACACCTGTGCAACTTAGAACATCCATGGACTTGGCATTAAAAATGCAAAAAGCGGGACTTAGATTTGTTTCAATACCTGTTTTTAATGATGATGATTTTTCAAAAATGATGCTTGAAGTTGGTAGAAGAATTGATGAAATTATAACGTCAAACTCCAGAAATGAGGAGCCAAAATGAAACACACAATAATATTCAGAGACGCAACGGCAAAAGGCGGAGACGGCAGGTTTTTTCTAAAAATTCAGGTTCCAGGGAATAAGACCATTGAAGATGTTTTACAGTACAAAAGAGCCATATCGGAAAATTTATCCGTTTACATGACAGACATAATTGTAGAAATACGGTCAGGAAAGTAGTTTTTAAGCTGATATATAACGTTTCAATAAAAAGCCATACGGTAGTATCAACCAAACTTGAAAGGGGTTAAAAATGGAACAATTCAACACAAACACCGAACCGTACGAGATTGAGCATTGGTCAGAAATTTTAGGCCAATTGGTTATAATTAAGAGAGTCAAAATAAAACAAGACCTGCAACACCCATGTTGTATAGAGCTTCCGACTAAAAACGATATTTGGATAGCCAAGCGAAATAAAATAGTTATGAGGAGGCTAAAATGATCGCAAAAAAGAAGATCGAGAGCAACAGTATTGGTTATGTGTTTGAGTGCGGCTGTAAGGCCAAGTTTGGATCAGCGTACAACGACACGGTGACAAACCAGATCGTCTGCCAGAAACACAAAGCGCGAATTGCTTTTAAGGTTTTCAAATGCCGAAAATGTGGGATAGTGTTTGAAAAAACTGCAAAATCAGCCACTTATTGCGATGTTTGTCGGGTTTTAAGTATCTCCGACAGCACGAGAAAAAAAACGCTTGTCATGAAATTGAAACAATCTTTTGACTATGAAGAAAAAGAAAGGCCAGGTTTTGATCAAACCCGCCGGGCAGATTGCCGGTTCGGAGATCGCTGTCTTGATAGGGCCTGTTTCAACGATGAATCATTCAACTGCTTTGGATGCAGGAGGTTTACCCCAAGACAAGAGCTTGATATCTTGGACTACACAACAACGGGCTTTACTTTTGAGGTGGAAGCATGATTGAAAAGATGGACTCTCAAGAAGAGATGGATTTCCACGAGTGGTTGCTTGACGCCGAGCGCGCCGGGCTTGTGAGAGATATCTCTTACCATCCATGGACATTTGGTCTTTCAGAAAAAGTCTCCGTAACAGTTGGAAAAAAGCTCAAAACAAAGACCCAACTGGTTGAAAAGTTTTTGCTTCACCCGCACGAATATACGCCTGATTTTAGTTTTGAATGGGATCCAGTTGTAAAGTTATTCTTTACAACTGGAAATATGACATGGGTTGACGTAAAAGGGGGATTCGGACGGCACGGAGATTCCAAGCAATTCAGCATAAATCAAAAATGGGTCTATCAAAAGCATGGGATTTACATCAACAAAGTTGTGCCTGAAAAGCTGTTTTTAAAGACATGGGTTCCCGAGGCTTGCAGATACACCCCCAAAAAAAGAGACCTGATAAAAAAGTATGCCAATGCCTTAACTTTAAACGAGTATTTAAACAAAACAGAGGGGAAGAATGACACCAACAGATAAATTCATGAATGAAAACGAGTTTTTTACCTGTCCAGGCCTGGACGATATCCCATGCAAAATGGCAATAGCTGAATGCGCCAGGCTCCAGAAAAGGGCCAAGGCAAGCAAAAAAGGGACAGTCAAGGATACATATGGGAATTTTACGCATGACCTGAGCAGATGTTTGACGTGCCGGACGGGCAAAAAGAACCTGCTCAAGTCAGTTGGTAAAGTGAAAACCGTTATTGTACCAGGTCTTTATGAAGAATACAACGTCAAGACTTGCGCTTGC